AGGCTGAGCTTAGGCGAGCGGTACTGTCGTTTACCTGCTGCATGGGACCGGCTAGTGCTCCAGTCTGCCTGGTGACTTCTGCGGCAGCGGCGGCACGTGCCGCGTCTAAGTCACCGACTTCGATCAAACGGCGTACAGTTGTAGCCAACTCCGCGTTGACTTGGATAAAGCTTTTGCGTAGGTCGTCAACGTTAAGTGCGTTTATTGCGTCACCAAGTTCTTTTACTTTCTTGACCGCTTCGTCAATCTGTTGTCCGACGCTGGATAGGCCGATACTGAGCGCCATGCCACCAAGACCGCCCATCGCTCCACCGATGAAGCCGCCGATACCGCCGCCGGCAATAGCACCTGGGCCGCCGCCAAATAGTGCGGGGAAGCCGGCGCCAAGGATGGCGTCCATGACACCAGGAGCTTGTAGACCCCTCGGTGTAGCTGCAGGAGCTTTCGGTGGTGCGGATGGTCCTTGTTTAGCGCCTGCTCCTGTAGCGATAGCTAATTGTTTATTTACATCGGCTATTTCTTTTTGTAATCTTCTATAATCAACGCTTCCTGCTTCTACCAGCTCAAATACTCTATCTAGTTCGGCGGCATAAGCTTTTAGTCCGGCAATACTCTTGGGCAGCTCCTTGCGTAAATCCAATAAATTACGGACCATGCCGGATGGGCCTTGTGCTTCTGGTGTCAGATTCCCTGATGTCTGACGGGTGTAAATATCCTCTAAAGCATTTAGGCGTTTTAGCTCCGCTGAAACTACCTTATTAGAAGCAATCTCGGCGGCTTTTAATGCGTTTGTAAAATCATCGGATCCCGCTTTAGCGTTAGCAGCTACGGCACGAAATGTAGTTAACTGTTTGTTTAGTCCAGCGATAGACGTTGAAAATGTCTTAGTTTTGACACTGCCGTCTGCATAGGCTTTTACTAAAGAACTTAATTCTGCTTTTGCTGCTTTTAGTTCATCACTTCCTCTTTTATCAAAAAGCGTTGGAATCGGCTTTACGCTTTTTACCAGATTATTGATTACCTCAAGGCGGTCTTCCAGCTGTCGAAGACCTTGTAGGCCGTCTACCCGCAGATCAATTACAGCTGCATAGCTGGCCACGTTCCAGGGGGCTTAGTTCTCTGTAAAGTCTATCCGGTTAAAAAGCCGCCGGGTTAACGGCGGCTGCGCTTGGCTTTTTCGTAGGCAGCTCGCTCCTCGTCAGCTTGGATCTTGAAGTAGGTGTACCAGCCGATGAGTTCGGTGTCCGTCATCTTGGTGCGGATCTCGCACAGCGTCATTCCAAGCTTTTCCGCTACGTGGAATTGTGTGCGCAGGTAACTGTCCTTCTTTAGCTCGGCTTCAAGCGCTTTTGGTGTCCAACTCCTCCGAATCATCGGTCAGTACAGCCAGCATCAAAGCTTGAAGATCTTTGTCCTTGACCTCGTTCTTGAGGACGTCGATCTCGCCGGCGCTGAACAGTTTCGCTCCAGATTCGTCGCAGGCTTTTTGCAGCAACAGTTGGAGGGCAAAGGCGGTGGCGTCCTCAGACTTTGCTTGCTTTTGGGCGCGTTCGCGCTCAGCCATGGTCAGAGGTGTGACCCACATTTCAAAAGTGGAGCCGTCGCTGAGTTCCACTTCTTTTTTGGTGGGCTCCAGGTTTGCTGCCTTGCGGAGACGGTCGATTGCACGAAGCGCGGCAGGCATAAAAACTGCTACTTAAGACAGAAGTAGTGTAGCGCAATAGAAATAAAAAGCCCCAGCCGGTGAGGGCTGGGGCACGGTGTGCTGAACTGGCTGAGTAGCAGCCTATCAGGACTTCGACAGGTCGAAGGTGGGGGCGGCGCTGGGGCGGAAGGCGATTTCCACGCTCTGGCCATCGTCCGGGTTTACGGTCAGGCTGGCCGAGGTCAGGATCACGGGCACCGTGATGCTGCGGCTGGTGGTGTCGTTGACCGTGCCAGAAGACACGATGCGGTCGATGTAGAGCTTCATCTGCGCACCGGCTTGGGTGCGTTGGATGACGTCTTCGATCATCCGGCTGGACAGGTTGGTGTCGTCATCGGTGGTGTACACCGTGGCGGAACCAGAGCCGTCAGCGAAGCCGGTGATGTAGGTACGGAAAGGCGCGTACTGACCAACTTCCTGGCCGATGGTTGTGACGTCAATTTCGCTTCGTGTGATTTCGAAGCTCCACTCGCGCACGCTGCCCACAGCTGCAGGGGCGGTGTACGTGATGCTGGCAAAAGCTGCGCCGAAGCCGCTGGGTGCTGCAGTTGCAGTTACGGCGCTACCACCAGCGGTGGAACTAAGAGTCATGATGCCGGTGGAGGCAACATAAGTCTTGACGAAATACGGACCAGCGGGAATTGCGTTGGTCGTGACGGCACCTGCGGGATAGGTCAGGGTCACGGGGTCGTTGACCTTGAAGCCCAGGTAGGAGCCGACGGTGATGTTGGCGCCAGTTGCTGGAAACGCACCGGCGGCAAGAGTGGTGACGGAAGTGCCGGCAGGGGTGTAATACAGGGCGCCGGAAGTGCCCGAGAGAACGGTGGCCATTGGTTGTACCGAATGGATGGGACAGTGACGCGGGCACAGCCCGGCTTAATACAGGTTAGCTCCAGTGCAGTTGGGGATTAAGAGATAACTTGTGCTTGGAATCCTGCTTCGATTCGTGAAATAAAGAAGGGGGTAAATGCGCGACGGGATTGTTGATCTGGAGTAGTGCCACCGAAGTCAGGGCTGAAAGCCGGGCCGTCGATGGATCCAGTGCGGACGTAAACGCCGGAAGCTGGTTTTGGTGTGGCGTTGATTGTCTGAAGAGCGGTGGTGGCGACGTTGATTAGCGTCTGGTTGCGGGCAGGGCCGCGGCCTTTTGGGGTGTACGTGCGAATAACGATCACGCCGCGCACCATGTCAAGGCTTGTGGTGAGTGAACTTTCGGTGGTAAGGCCGAATTGGATGTTGATGTCGACGAACTCTTCGGCGCTGTCGGCGCCGTCGTTCATCACGTTGTCGAAGTAGACCGGGACTGCTGGAGACAGGCTGTTGTACGCCGTCAGCAGCGGCGTCTCGAATACGGCGCGGATTGCTTGGTAGTTCATTCCGGTTTAGCGAGGCGTACGCCACGTTCCAGGGCTTTTTGCATTTTGCCTCCCTGCACAAATGTTTGATACCAGAAAAGTGGGGCTGTGCTGCGAGCATTCCCTCTGCCTTGTTCGACTTCGCCGCGCTTGCCGTTATCGGGACGTGTGCCGCGGGCAACAATATCGCCTTGAGGTCCTTGCCCAGGAAAGCGGAATTCTTCTGCGGGAACGTCTACTAAATCCAGTGCAATCGCTGCGTGATCAGCGACGTTCTCGATTATGAACTTTGTTTTGCGCTGGGCCTCTTTTTTGGTCGCCGGAAGTCTGGGTATATCTTTTAAGCCGTAGGGATACGCGCCCCCTCCAGAACCACCGCTGGGAGCGTGCGCAACCCAGCTGTCCTGAAACTCTCCGCTCCAGTTGGGGCCAGCGTCTGCTAAGTCGTTCATAATCTCTTTTGCGGCATTGCGTGCCGCACTGTTTACCCACGCATAAGCATCACGCTCTAGGTCACGGAGAGTAACCATTACTGGGGCCTCAACAGGATGGTGTGGACTACCGGGTTTTCACCACGGGAGGTTTTGCACTGGATGATGCGGCCTGTTTTTGTGGCGCTGTTTTGGGTGTATTGGATGCGGTCGCGGATGCTTGGTACGTACGCTCCAAGCTCGGCATTGCCGATGATGACTTTTAGGTCGCTTGTTTGGTATGTGGACTCGAACTCTTCGGGCTTGGCCTCGAAGATCAGGGCGCGAACGGTCAAGCTGGTGTCTGCTCCAGAGACGTTGCCTGTGGTGGTGTTGTACGTGGGGGCAGTGTTGGCCTTGAGATAGGTTACGTTTTGGCCCCAGTCCGCAAGGAGTTGGGCGGGAAGTGCGGCGAATGTGGTGTCTACGAGGCTCATATCAACCTCTGTACAGACGGACGGCGGAATTGGCGGCGCCGCCGATGCAATACGCGCCTAGGTACGTTTGGAGCCAGGGGTAGACGTCGAAGACGTTGTTGATGACGCCGCTGGTTTGGCTGGTTTTGTTGTACTTGACTTGGAGGTCGCCCAGCTTTACTTCGTCGTAGATGCCCGTAGTTCCGGTGGTTCCTGTGATTGCGTTGGTGTCGTTGGCGAAGGCTCGTGCGAGTTCGTAGGTTGCGGTTTTGACGCCTTCTGGGATCAGGCTGCAGGCAAAGTCAACGCCGTCGACGGTGTAGTTCTCGCGGGGCCACTTGAGGGCTTGGGTTGTGGTGCAGCGGTCGCCGTAAAACGTCAGGGCGTCGATCCAGCGGGTAGCGGAGATCAGGGCGCGGTTCTTTTGGTCGTCGGTCTTGTCGGTCCAGTCGCTGCTATCGGGGACCGTCTCAAAATAGGTGTTGGCAGCAGCCAGCGTGACATAGCTGTTCGCCGCAGCTCCACTCAGAGTGGCGTCGATGACAGCTGGCACGGCTTAGTACATCCTTTGTTTGAGTCTAGCGCCAGTCCTAGGAGTCCTTGCTTTGGCGCTTAGTGTGAGCAGGGAAGCATGGTAGACGTTCCCGCCTTCCATTTCGATTTCGGCGATTCGTTCTAAGTGGTTGCCGTGCGGGACGTCTTCGTAACGGCGGGCACTATCCTGTAACACGTAGAGCCTTACTAAGTTCATGCCTGCTCGTAAAGCTGCTGACGCTGAAGTCAGCGTAAACGCTAAGAATCCTGCTGTCGACTCGGCACTTCCGGGAAAAGAGGTTAGGGATCTTGCTTTTGTTGCTACTGAGATCAGGCGGCTTCGGGAAGAGGAAGGGATGGGTAACCAAGCCATCCACGAGGAGTTGCAGGTCAGCTATGACGTGATCAACCAGTTGTTTTTGCAGTCGTACAAGATGACTATGAACACGAAAGAAGTGTTTGAGGCGCAG